TAAGCACCCCTCCCTCCCCACAGCGGTGGCGCGGTTCCAGTCCGCGCCATCGCTCCACTCCGAAAATCTGAAAACTTAAAATGACCGTCATCAAACTGAAGCGATCCAATGTTGCAGGCCGAGTGCCGACCGCCGCGCAAGTGGCCGAGGGCTCCCTTGCCATAAACTTGGCCGACCGCAAGCTCTACAGCAAAGATGCAGCGGGCGAAGTTTTCCAGATCGGAGCCACAGCCGCCGACCCATCGGCATACCTTTTCCTCTCAGCGACAGACGGCGCCACCCTCTACATGGGCCGCCTCGCCTGGGCCGACTACCCCGCCACCGGTCCAGCCGAGGACGCCCCGTCCTGGACCATCTACAAAATCACCACCGACGCCGCAGGCAATGTCTCTTCGGAGCAATCCGCAGTCGGCGCGTGGTCTTCCAAAGAAACTCTCACCTACAGCTAAACAATGATCGCAAACGCACTCCATCGCCCGCTCACCGCAGGCTCAGTTGACAACGCCATCCTCCGCGCAGACGGCACGGGTGGGACAATCCTGCAATCCTCCGGCCTCACCGTGGACGATGCCATTGTTGCATACTCAGCCACCGGCGATGCGGTTACCGATGTCATCACGGCAACAGGTCATAATTTTACCAGCAACCAAGGCTTAATGTTTCAGAGCCTTACGGGAGGCATAGGATTAAATACAACCACTGTTTATTTTGTCCGAGACATCTCCGGCAGCACATTCAAAGTCAGCGCCACCAGCGGCGGTGCAGCTATCAATTTCACAACCAACATCACAGCTGCATTGATAGTCGCTATTCAATCGAATGTGGCTATTTCGCAAAACACCACTGAAACCAACTCCGCTCTTGTCCTTACGCCGAAAGGAACCGGCGCTTTTATACTTGGCCCCAAACCAGACGGAACTATTACAGGTGGGAATGCTCGCGGAACAAATGCCGTAGATTTCCAAACCGGAGTTCGGACAGCAGCAGATCAAGTTGCAAGCGGCGGTAGCTCTTTTATTTCGGGAGGGTTAAGGAATAAAACGACTGGAGCGCAAAGCGGAATAATTGGCGGCCAAGATAATGCTACCACAAACAACGACACATTTATTGCAGGCTCTTTGCTTTCAACAGCCGCAGCAAGTCGGGCATCGGTTTTGTCATCAAGAACAGGTAATGCAACTGGGAATTTTAGTTGCATTGTAAATGGATATGATTCTTCTGCGTCAGCTTATGCAGGATTTGCAAAAGGCCCAAATGCTGTTGCGGATAGATTTAACATGTTCGCTCACGGAGGCCCGATTTTTGGAGCTATAGGCCAATGCAACCAATCGTCTCGCTTTGTTCTATTTGGAAAAACAACAACAAATTCAGCGGTCGAATTGTTGTTAGACACGGCTTATGCTGGAACGCTGAGATTAACAGTTGCAAGTGGACGAATTTTAGCTTGCACAATCAATATCGCGGGCGTTTCCAGCACAGGTGCGGCAGTCGCACACTACATGAGGCAGTATGCGCTCAAGAATGTCGCTGGAACCTGCACGGAGGTTTACGCCCCAGTCACTATTGGAACAGACAACGCCGCAGGAACATCCATTGCGCTCTCTGCAAGTGATGCAAATGATTCCCTCGTTGTAAGCGTCACCGGCACCGCCTCCACCATCTGGCGCTGGGTCGCCTCGGTTGATGCCGTCGAAATCACTTACGGAATTTAACCAAAACACAATCATGAGAACATACGGACTAAAATTTGCAGACGGATGCCAAGAACTTCGCAGCATCGTTCTGGACGAAAACGACGAGCCGCGCATCGACACCATCCGCCCCTATCCTTGCCCAGAAGATTGGGTCGATCCGCAGATCGTGCCTCTCATCAAAATTGAGCGCCCCGAAAGCGGCGACTGGGAACCGAACCTCGTCTGGTTTGCAGATCGCGTCGAGCGCCAGTGGATTCCCGCTAACTCTTAACCAACTCATAAAATGCCAAACGAACTCAATATCGCCCTTGCCACCACCGGTCTCACCGTCACAGCCCAGCCCTACCAAAACGGAGCCGCCGTAGGCTCTGCTATCTCCTGCCCCGAGACCGGAAGCACCGGATTCTATAGCGGCAACATGGCAGGCAGCGCCGGAACCTACCAAATCGCCTTCCGCGCCGCCGGAGCCAATGTCGGCAGCGGCAGCATCGTGTGGGACGGCACAAACGAAATTGCCACCAGCACCCTTACCGCGCCACAGGTTCGCACAGAGCTATCTACCGAACTGGGCCGCATCGATGCTGCTGTATCTTCAAGACTCGCCCCAAGCGGAACGCTCGCCCGCGTCACGCTTACCGATACAGCAACAACCCTCACCAACGCACCCGCCGTGCCAACTCCAGCGCAAATCGCCACTCAGGTTCGCACCGAACTGGGAACGGAACTTGGTCGGATTGACGCTGCTGTCTCCTCAAGGCTCGCGCCAAGCGGCACTCTGGCAACCGTCACGACATTGACCAACGCGCCGTCTGTGCCAAGTGCAGCCGATATTGCCACACAGGTTCGGACCGAACTCGCAACCGAACTGGCCCGCGTGGATGCCGCAGTAAGCACACGCCTTGCAGGCAGCGCATACACCGCGCCAGCGAACAGCGACATCTCGGCAATCAAGGTTAAGACGGACGCACTCCCCGCCTCGCCAGCGGCCACCGGAGACATCCCTTCGGCCAACATTTCGGCCATCAAAGCCAAGACCGACCTGCTCCAGACCGACCGCCTCGCGCAGTGCTCGACCGTTGCAACGACTGGAGCGCAACTGGCAGCCGCCCTCAGCTAACCATGGACACGCACCAAGCCGCCGCTTCCTTCACCGGCCTCGTCGCTACGGCGACGGGGCTTACGGTGTCGCTGCTCCCAGAGATAGAAGCCTGGCTGCGCATCGCCTCGCTCCTCATTGGTTGCGCGGTGGGCGTGGCGTCTTTCGCAGTCATCGTCCGCAACTGGACCAAAAACCATTCTCCCCATGAATAACCTCCTCGCTCGTCTCAAAGAGCCTTCCACCTTTCGCGGCCTCGCCATCCTTGCCGGACTCGGCGGCATCGCCATCGACCCCGCCCAGGTCAACGCCATCGCCGCCGCCGTGGCAGCAATCATCGCGCTCATCGAAGTCTTCCGCAAGGAAACGAAATGATCCCTCCCTCCCAGATCGTGACCGGCCTCATTGCGACGGCCTTTGCTGTCGGTGCGCTCCTGCTTCTGAGCGGGTGCAGCACGCTGGGCATCTCGCTCCAGACGGACTACGGGCAATTCAGCTACACGCTGCCCGAGGTGCCAGCCCTCAAGGATAAATGACCACAGATGACACAGAGAGCGCAGAGGGAGCCTTAAAACTTAAAACTTAATCCTTAAAACTCCCGATGCTCCCCCCGAGCCGTCCACAACAAGCCAAGTCCAAGACGCAAGCCCTGCTCACCAAGGCCCGCGTGGATGATGCCGTGGCGCTTGTGGGCATTCGCGGTTACTACCGCGACAGCATGGGAGTCCCAGGCGAAAACGACCGAGGCATCTATGACGACGCCATTTTTCTCGTCTCGCCAAACGCCTACGCAACCTTCAACGCCAACACCGATCCCTCGATCCGCCGCAAAGGCATCGCTGTGCTGAAGCCCGGCGTGCATCGCTACCGCAAGGGCAAGCATGGACTTAGCAAGCCCGGTGGCGGCTATCCCGCCTTGCGGCCAGCTAACTCCGCTGAGGAACTCCCTGTGACCCGCGACGAGACAGGCGACTCGATGGGCATCGCAATCAACATCCACAAAGGCGGCTTCCGCACCACCAGCAGCGAAGGCTGCCAGACCATTTACCCCAGCCAGTGGGAGTCTTTCATTTCCCTGGTCTATTCCGAAATGGACCGCGCCGGGCAGAAGACAATCCCCTACCTACTCACCGAGGAAGAAGCATGAAAACATCCTGGTCATCAATAGCCCGCGAGCAAGCGGACAAAGCCCACAAGACTGAAGTCGATGCGCTCAAAGCCAAGCTCGCTCAATACCAGGCCAGCGTGGAGTCGCTTGAAAAGCAACTCGGCATCGCGCTCTCGCTCGGCAAGACACGCATCCGCCCGCATCCGCTCTCGGTCAACATGAACGACAAGGCCGAAGCCGTCGCCATCGCGCTTGCCAGCGATTGGCATGTTGAGGAAACCGTCGAATCCACCTCCGTCAACGGCCTCAACGAATACCGCCTCCCCATCGCCAAGACCCGCATCGAGAAATTCTTTTCCACCATCGCCCGCCTCACCGAGATCGAGCGCCACGGAGCCAAGATCGACGACCTCCTCCTCTGGCTCGGCGGCGATTTGATGACCGGCATGATTCACGAAGAGCTCGCCGAATCGAATAGCAAGACGCCGACGCAAGTCATCCTCTGGCTCCAAGACCGGCTGGCAGACGGCCTCGCCACGCTCAAACCCCACTTCAAGCGCATCTTGATTCCGACATCTTACGGCAACCACGGACGCACCACGCAAAAGCCCCGCCACGCCACCGGAGCCGCGCACAGCTACGAGTGGCTTCTCTACAAAATCCTCGAAGGCCGCTTTATCGATGACCAGCAAATCGAATTTCAGATTGCAGACAGCTATTTCAATTTCATGGAAGTGTATGGCCGCCGACTGCGCTTTCACCATGGCGACGGGCTCAAATTTCAAGGCGGCATCGGGGGCCTTACCATCCCGACAGAAAAGGCAATCGCTTCATGGAATAAATCGCCGAACCGAGCCGACCTTGATCTCTTCGGCCACTGGCATCAATACCAGCAGAACCGGCACTGGCTC